CCAAACCGTCTCTCTCCCCGCATTTCTGTAGCAACGGAGTGTGAGCATGAACGTCGTCGTGATCGTGCTCGCCGTCCTGCTCATCGTGGCCGGAGCATGGTCGGCCGTGGCCAAGGACCGCGCCGCCACCGTGTGGGCGCTCATCGGCCTCGTCCTGCTCCTGGTCACCTCGCACGGCCTCTCGGCAGTGTCGTGACCGACGACCAGTTCCCGGACCCGTTCGCCGAGTACGGCGAGCCGCCACGGCCCGCGCCCCCGGTGGCGCCACTCTCGGCCGCTGTTGCCACCGGGGACTACCGGACCTCCCTCGTCGCCATCCGGGATCACCTGGCCGAGCGTCTTCACCAGTGTAAATACCCCAAGGACGCCGCCCCCCTGGCCCGCGAGCTTCGCGAGTGCCTCGCCGAGATCGAGAAGATTCCGGCAGAGATGACGGGGGACGGCGTTGACGACGTTGCCGCTAAGCGAGCCGCCCGCCGAGCGGCCGGGCTTGCGGCCTCGGGTTCGTAGCTTCCCCCCATATCGCACCTCCGCCGGCGCCGAGTGCGTCGAGCTGGCCCAGACCTACGGTCTCCACCTGGACGACTGGCAGGCCGGCGTCCTCATCGACGCCCTTGGCGAGCGGGCGGACGGCAAGTGGTCCGCGTTCGAGGTCGGCGTCGTCGTCCCCCGCCAGAACGGCAAGGGCGCCATCATCGAGGCGCGCGAGCTGGCCGGGCTGTTCCTCTTCGGCGAGCGCCTCATCCTGCACAGCGCGCACGAGTACAAGACGGCGTCCGAGGCGTTCCTGCGGATGAAAGCCATCATCGAGGCGAACGACGAACTCCGGAAGCGCGTGCGCCGGATCTGGCAGGCCAACGGCGAGCAGGGGATCGAGCTCACCAGTGGCGCCCGCCTGCGCTACGTCGCCCGCTCCCGTGGCTCTGGCCGTGGCTTCACCGGTGACGTGAACGTCCTTGACGAGGCTTACGCCCTCACTGCCGACCAGATGGCCGCCCTGTTGCCAACCATGTCGGCCCGTCCCAATCCTCAACTTTGGTACACCTCGACTCCGCCGCTAGAGGCATCCGCGCTGCTCGCCAGCGTCCGCGAACGTGGGGTAGCTGGTGGCCCTCGCCTCGCTTATTTCGAGTGGTCGCCACCCCTGGACTACCGCCCTACCCCCAAGACGCAGCCCCTAACATCCGGTGACCGGGAAATGTGGGAGCTCTGCAACCCGGCGCTCGGCATCCGGATCGACCCCGAGTTCGTGGAGGCCGAGCGCGCCACGCTCCCCGACGAGGAGTTCGCCCGCGAGCGCCTCGGCGTGTGGCCGCCGGAGACGGCGGACGCGTGGGCCGTGATCTCGGAAGAGAAGTGGATTGCCCGGATTGACCGGGCGAGCGTCATGCGTGACCCCGTGTGCCTGGCCGCGGACGTGACGCCGGACCGCGGGACCGGGTCAATTGCGGCGGCCGGCCGCAATCCCGAGGGCCGGCGTCACGTCGAGATCATCGACCACAAGGCCGGCACCGGGTGGATGGTCCCCCGCCTCGTCAAGCTCACCCAAGCGCACACGCCGTGCGCCATCGTCATCGACGCCTCTGGCCCGGCCGGGAGCCTGATCGCTCCGTTGCGCGCCGCGCTTGACGAGGCGGGCCTGTCCGTCGAGGTCATCCTCCCGAGCGCCCGCGACGCGGCGGCCGGGTGCGGGCAGCTCTACGACTCCGTGGAGGGCGAGGACGCCGGCGGGCTCGACGTGGTGCACCTCGGCCAGGCCGAGCTCGTCACCGCCCTGGCCGGTGCGCAGAAACGCCCGCTCGGCGACGCGTGGGCGTGGTCGCGGTCCTCGGAATCCATCGACATTTCGCCCCTGGTCTCGGCCACTAACGCTTTGTGGGGGTTCGAGATGCGCGGACACGTCCCGGCAGACACGGCGCCGTGGGCGGCGTACCTGTGACCGCGCTCCCGGCCGTCCGCCGGCAGTCCGCGTGGGTGCGCGCCTGGAACTCCTGGACTCGCCAGGGCGAGAGCGACATGTCCCGCATGACCCTGGCCGACATCGTCGCCCTGGTCTCGTCGCCGTACGCGCAGCTGCAGCCGTCCGGGCCGTCATCCTTCACCCGGACCGGGCGCATCGGCGAGGACATCGAGAACTCGTTCGTCGGCTACGTCTACTCCGCCTACAAGGCCAACGGCCCCGTGTTCGCCACGATCCTGGCCCGCACGCTCCTTTTCACCGAGGCGCGGTTCCAATGGCAGCGCATCGAGAAGGGCCGCCCGGGCGCCCTGTTCGGCAACCAGGACCTCGCCCTCCTGGAGCACCCCTGGCCGAACGGCACAACGGGGGAGATGCTCGCCCGCCTGGAGCAGGACGTGTCGCTGTCCGGCAACGCGTTCCTGACCAACCGCGAGGGTCATCGCCTGCGCCGCCTGCGCCCGGACTGGGTCTCGATCATCCTCACCGGCGACCCGCTGCTCGACGCCGAGCCGGACGTGGCCGGGTACATGTACGTGCCCGGCGGCATGTCCACCGACAACGCCCAGTTCTACCTCCCGGGCGAGATGGCGCACTGGTCGCCGATCCCGGACCCGATCGCGCAGTACCGCGGCATGTCCTGGCTCCGCCCGGTGCTGGAGGAGATCACCGCCGATGGCTACGCCACGCGGCACAAGAGCAAGTTTTTCGAGAACGGCGCCACGCTCAACGCCGTCATCTCGCTCAAGGAAAGCGTGACCAAGGCGCAGTACCAGGAGTTCGTCTCGATGGCGGCCGAGTCCAACTCTGGCGTCGAGAACGCCTACCGCAACCTCGTGCTCGGCGGCGGCGCGGACGCCAAGGTCGTGAGCGCCGACCTTCGCCAGCTCGACTTCCGGGCGACGCAGGGCGCGGGCGAGACCCGGATCACCGCGGCGGGCGGCGTGCCCGCCGTGATCGTCGGCCTGTCCGAGGGCCTTCAGGCGGCCACCTACTCGAACTACAGCCAGGCTCGCCGGAAGTTCGGCGACCACTGGGCTCGGCCACAGTGGCGCAGCGTGTCGGCCGCCCTGGAGCCGCTGCTCCCCTCGCCCGGCGGCTCGGCCCGCCTCTGGTATGACGACCGGGATATCGCCTTCCTGCGTGAGGATGCGCAGGACGCGGCCAACATCCAGCAGACCAAGGCGAGCACCATGCGCCAGCTCATCGACGCCGGGTTCGAGCCGAAGAGTGTCATTGCCTCGGTCGAGGCCGATGACCGTTCCCTCCTACTTCATACCGGTTTGTTCTCTGTACAGCTCCAGCCGCCCGGGACCGTGGTCAAGGCTGGCAGCCAGGTCGAGTCCGCGCTCCCGCCCGGGACCGAGCAGAGCGCCCTCGACCACGTCAAGGCCGACGCCACGCCGCCACCCATCGAACCGGCCTCGGCCGGATCCACCACGGCGCCCACGGTGCCGGCCAAGACCGCGCCCGGGGGTGCCAAGTGACCACGGAACTCTTCGCGCGCACGTTCGCGCTGGACTCCATCGAGATCAAGCGCGCCGAGGACGGCGGGGACGGCAGGACCGTAACCGCTTACGCGGCCGTATTTGACTCGCCAACGGAAATACGCGACCAGTTCGGGCACTACCACGAGGTGATCGCCCGGACCGCGTTCAACAAGACGATCGCCGAGCGCGGGCCGGACCGGGTGAGCGTGATGTTCAACCACGCCCTCACCGAGTACGGCACGCCGTCCGAGCTCGGCAGCGTGCCGGTCGCCCGGTGCGTCGAGATCCGCCCGGACGGCCGCGGCCTGCTCACCGTCTCGCGCTACAACCGCTCCGCCCTGGCCGACGCCGTACTGGAGTCGATCAAGAACGGCGAGATCCGCGGCCAGTCCTTCCGGGGCGGCATTTACCAGAGCACGCCGTATAAGGCCGTGCCCTCCAACGTCGCCCGGTCCGGGCCGGTCCCCACGATCACCCGCACCGAGCTCGGCCTCAAGGAGTACGGCCCCACCCGTACCCCGTACTACGAGGACGCCAAGATCCTCGCGGTTCGCTCGGCGCCCGAGCTGGCCGCAGCCCTGGCCGCACTTCCCGAGGACGAGCGGGCCGAGTTCGCCGCCCTCATCCGCAGCACGCTCACCACTCGCCCTGACGGCGAGCCGGCGGGCGAGTCCGGCACCGGGGATATCCCGGCCGCCGAGCTGGAGCCGCCCACGCACTCCACGCAGATCACCTTGGCCCGTGCGCGCCTGCGCCGGTCCCTGGCCCTGAATGGGGTACGTCATGCGCCGTAAGGCCGCAGTCATCTGGCCCGAGCTGGAGGCGCTCCGCACGGAGCTTCTCGCGCTCGACGCCAAGGCCGACACCGACACCACCAAGGCGGACATCGCGCGCAGCGATGCCGCCTCCGCCGAGCTCACCACGCTCACCACCGAGTACGACGAGGCCGTGCGCTACGAGGCCAGCATCGAGGCCGTGCGCTCGCTCGCGGCCAAGCACGTCGAGCCGGTGACCGAGGTCACCCGCCGTGGCCCCGAGGTCATGACCCGCGTGGATCCGTGGGACTCGGCCAGCATCGAGGCCGCCCGCAAGGGGTGGGCCGAGCCGGGCGACATGATCTCCCGCGCACAGTCCGCCGTTGAGCACGCCCCGCGGCACGTCAACGACGCCGCCCGCGCGCGCCTCACCGAGCTCCTGGAGGACGACGACAACAGCCAGACCGCGGGCATCGCGCGGCACATGCTGCTCACCGGCTCGCCCCAGTACCACACCGAGTTCCAGGAGTTCTTCCGGACCAAGGGCGCGGTGCTCGGCGAGGCCATGCGTGCGGCGATGACCCTGACCGGCGCCAACGGTGGCTACCTCGTGCCGTTCACGCTGGATCCGACCATCATCCTGACCAACTCCGGGATCGCCGGGCCGCTTCGGTCGATCTCGCGCACGATCACGATCGTCACGAACAACTGGAACGGCGTCACCTCGGCGGGCGTCACCGCGGAGTGGACCGGGGAGGCGACGGCATGGGCCGACGCAACCCCGACCTTCGCGCAGCCGACGATCACGCCGAAGAAGGCCGACGCCTGGATCCAGGGCTCGTACGAGGTCCTGGCCGACTCGGGTTTCGCCTCGGAGATCGGCCGCCTCCTGGCCGATGCCAAGGTGCGGCTGGAAGAGACCGCGTTCGCCGTGGGCAACACCGGGGCCACGCAGCCCCGCGGTGTCGTCGCCGCGGTCGCCGCGGTCACCGCCTCGATCGTGACCTCGGCCACGACCGGCGCGTTCGTCTCGGGCGATGTGTACTCGGTGGCCAACGCCTTGCGCCCGCGTGACGCGGCCAACGCCACCTGGATCGCCAACAAGGCGATCACGAACAAGATCCGGTCGTTCGACACGGCCGGTGGCTCGTCCTTCTGGGCGAACTTCACGATGGCCAGCCCGCCGATGCTGCTCGGCCAGCCGGTGCACGAGGCGTCGGCCATGACTGCGACGATCGGCAACGGCACCAACATCGCGCTCGCCGGCAATTTCGACCAGTTCTACATCGTGGACCGGGTCGGCATGACGGTGATGTACGAGCCGATGGTGAAGACGACCGCGTCCGGCGGCCGGCCCACCGGCGAGGCTGGCTGGGCCGCGTTCTGGCGGACCGGCTCGGACGTGGTGGACCCCGCCGCGTTCCGGCTCCTCCAGCTCAACCAGGTCGCGGCCAACACCGCGCTCGCCTAAGTCCACTGAACTCCCCCCGGCGCCGAGCCTGTCCCGACTCGGCGCCGGGGGGTCTCATTAATCGGGACAACTCGGGACGGAGTAAGAAAGCATGGTCAATAAGCCGCAGTTTGCCCGGCCGGACGACAAGGTCGTGGTCGCCTACCTCTCGCCCGGCCAGGTCACCCACGAGTTCCACGAGTGCCTCCTCAACCTGGCGATGTTCGACGCCTACGCCGGCCCCAAGCGCTTCGGCGACGGGGGAGGGCGCCTGGCCATCCGGTCGAGCGCCAACCTGGCCGGCCCGCGCAACGAGGCCGTGCGGATCTTCCTGACTCAGAGCACCGCGCCATGGTTCTGGTTCCTGGACACCGACATGACGTTCGAGGTGGACATCCTGGAGCGCCTGCT